TTTGTATATCTCCTTTCGTACTCTATTAAGAGGTTGGCGCGGTAGCGTCAGTGAAGATCTCGTAGCCCCACTCATCGCGGCGCTCACCGAAGATGTACTCATCGTACATAAACACTTCGTCAGCACCACCACCGATGTCTGGACGGCGACGAGTCTCGGCCAGTACCGAGTGCCCCTCAACGAGAACGATGGCTTGCTGGTGGAATACACCACCCTTAGCGTCGTCATTGGTATCAATGCTGATGTTGCCATCGGCGAAGACATTGCCATTGAACAACGTACCCGAGAATCCGTTTCTGACAATCTCAGCAGTCAGACCATCACTAATTCCAGCGGCTCCCTCGGCAGCCGTGGTAGCGATACCGGTCGTGAGCTGATCTTGGATATCTTTGATCTGGAACGGATGCAAAACGATAGAGACATTGCCGGGAGGGGCAGGCTCAGTCGTGTTACCAAAGATTCGAGAAACAGCAGCCGAGACGATGCCGACAGTAAGGGTCGTACCGGCTCCACCAAGTGAAACTGAGAACGAATCCAACTGCGTAAGACCGTCAACGTCCTTCTTACGCTGCATCGCGTTCTGGCCCAACGAGCCAATCTTTGCGAGCACGTTCGAGGACAGTCGCCGTCGCACACGGTCAGTAATAACCGTATGAATACCAGCAACTGTTGGCGTCAGCGTCAGAAGGGTATCTTCCATCTGCTGAGGGTTGTTGAGAACCGTCGCTTCAGTGACGCCCTGTGCCGTCAACTTATCGAGGCGGATCTCATTCCAACCAATGCCAGAGTTTGCTTTGAGCGTAACCTTGTCAACGACAGAGCTTGAAGTCATCGTTCCCTCATACTCGCGAACAATGCGAGCAGCGGCAATGATAGTCGGAAGACTGTCGGAGAGTGCTGTAGTAGTCGTGTTACCAGTGGTAGCCACGTAGTTCTCCTATTGCTTTTATAGTCCTAGATGTTCCATCACACGCCGCTTTTCAGTAACGGTAATGTCCCCACCCTCGCCATAGGCTTGAATGAGGCTTTCGATAGATTGATTCTGTCCACTGCGCTGCGGTGTACCGTTTCCGGCTGCACGCTTTTTTGCAGCAATCTGCTCAACTTTCCCAGCATCCTCGTTTTGCGAGTTTAGCCAGGCAAGAACGTAGTCTGCTGCTCGCGCTGGACTCCCAAGGCCAGCTCCAGTTGTCCAGACGTGTTGCGGGATAGTACTGGGGTTAATATTAGCCGCGCTAGCACGTTCCGAGACAAAGTTAGTGGCGTCATCCCATAGTTGCTTAGTGGACGGATCCATTTCAGTAGATTGCTCTACTGGTGCTGGTGTATTGCTGTGTTCGATGGACTTAAGCCGTCGTTCCAGCTCCCGTTCCTTCATTGACAACTTCAGGGAATCATCCACAATGTCCGAGGACATAATCACGCCTGAAAGTTCCGTAATCATTGACTCCAGTTGACCAACTCGGTCAACAGAAGCCGTATTCTCGGCATCCTGAGCCAATTTATCGACACGGGACTGGATGTTTTGAAGGCGGTTCAACTCACTGTTGACTCGGTGCTTCACAACATCAACGTCTCGGGTGCGACCTTCGACTTCTGTCAGGCGGGCGATTAGGGCATCAACGTCGCTTAGAGCATCCTCTACTTCAGGAGATTCTTCCGATGCAGTAAACCCATCTACATCAACTGCTCCGTCAACATCAGTATCGCCGAGGGTATTGGCGTCCTGATTCTCCGGAACATCATCGGCATCAATCTGCTGCTCAAGGATATCAATATCGGACATTTATTCTCCTACTGGCCTTGCGGCGAGTTCTGAAAGCGGGCTAACCGAGAATAGGTACAGTTACATATCCATTCTGGAGTAGCGCGTTATCTAGGGCTGGATTAGCCGTTCGCAATTGTCTTCGATTATTATCAGACTCACGCCTCACGCTGTCAATGAAGGATTGCAACTTCCTTGAGGCAGAGACATTCCCTTGTGACTCGGATCGCTTCAGGGCTGTTTCCAACTCCTGATAAGATCGGAACCCAGCAGAGCGAGCAAACCTACCCACTCTGCTATTAAAGGCTGCGTCTAGCGATGACCAGTAGCCTGATTCGCTAATAATTTTCTTATTATTGAAGTACCACTGAACCTCTGGTGGGTGTTCAGCCCCACTACGCTCATCAATGTGCCGCAGTTGATCGGCAGTTAGTGATGAGCGCAACTCTGCCTCTAGCTTGTCCTGAAGATTCCAGTCAATGACGCCAGGCGCGATCTCTGCATCCCTGAATGTCTGGTAAAAGCGCCCAAGTGCATCATCCGGTGCTGGCTCTCCAGTGTCTCCCCGGATCACCTCCCTCTTAGTAGCTGCTTCGAGCGATAGGGCGGACATAGCCTCCCTGAACTGTTTAGGCTCAATCAGCCCTTCCGAATACTTACTCTGTAGCTGTGACTCCTTTGAGATCCTTTCGCTATTTATCTCATTCGCCTTGACTGCCGACTGCGCTGAGGGGTCGTACTTAGCGCGCTTCTTTAGTTCTTCTTCGGCAAGCCTGAACATCTCTGGGTTCTCTTGGCGAAGAGCGTCACGTTCCTGTCCGGTAAGATCCGCATACGGCTTGTTGAATCTTCGTTGGGCAAGAGATTCCTTCAGCGAATAGGAGCGCCGTTCACGACTGTTGAAGCCTGCGATATCAGCGACGATGAGCGGGTTCAGTAGTTCAGTAACCCCGCCTTCCTGAACGCTAGCAGCGAGGTCATTCAGCGCAATAGGAGTGACGCGCGACAGCGAGTACGCGAGCGCAGTGTCAGCAACGCCCTGAAGCGATGTGAGCTTGATGGGATTGCCAGATAGATCGTGCCCCTGAATGATGTCTCCAACAATACTCGCAAGCGGGCCAGACTTACCTCTGGCGAATCGCACCGTGGCTTCTGTTGGCGAGCCAGAAAACGCATCTCCAATGAGCCGCATATTAGTCCTGTATGGGCCGAACAGATTTATATCTCTGCCACCCAAGTTCTTGATCGTCATAAAATTGGAGTTGAACTTGCCGTTCTTGACGGGCTGGAAGTCAGTTGACTCTCCGGTAATGGCATAATTGATGAAGGCCGTCGCCAATGCAGTTGTTGCCATTGCAGTGAACATTGTCTCGCGAACAAGGCGTGACTTATCAGTATTTGTTGAAACTGCCGCTGCATCAAGAATGTTTTTGAACATAGCCCGCGTGTAACGCGGAGCAAATAGACCGTATCGTTCAATATCGAATACACGGTCTTTGGTGATTCCAGTTAGCTGGTTAGCGGCGTCAGCAATGCTCTGCATTGAGGCTTCTGGCTTATTAGATTGTCGCAGAGCGCCGAGATTGCCGTTCGTAGCCTTCATCGACTTATACAGCTCAATGCGTGCAACATTCCCGGCTCTAGAGAACGCTTCATCAGAAATATCAAGGATTGTACGAGCTACACCCACCCGTTTCTTTAGCGTATCTCCGCCAACCCTCTTGGCGATCCCCTCAATCGCATTAGCTACAGGCATAGCGTTCATAACTTCATCGGGCGCGGACTTATTGAGGATTGCTAAGCCGTTCTCAACCCCCTCCATCACATTTTCCTTGTTCATATTCATATAGCCCTGATAGGCCTGCGGGTCTTTTATAGATCGGAGCGCAATATCGAGCGTCTTGAAGAAGACATCGGGCTTTGACATCATCACAGCCCAGCCTTGGATGCCATACCAAGACAAGTCCAATGTTGCCACAGCAGACCGCATGAACGAGTTGATCTTCATTGCCTGTCGTCCGACATCGGTTGGAAGAAACTCGCCACGGACTAACGATGTGATCGTAGACGACTGCGCTTCCGTAAACGTCTTACCCCGCAATGTCGGGAACATCTGCTGGATGTCCTCGGCCAGCATTACCCTGCCACCATCGAATAACTCAGTACGCAGACCGCTAAGAATACTGTCCCTATCGAGAGTGCTGATTACTAGGGCTTCTTCGGCACTTCCTAGCTGCTTGACGGTATCGGCCAGATCCACTTGCGACTTAAGGTATTTGGCAGCCGAGGGGCCTGTCAGAGATTTATCGAACATCCTATGAATATCGAAAATCGTATCGAACTTAGTATTTGCCTTAGTGACCCTTATCGATTCCCTTACCTGATTGAGGTTCTCCGTAAGCTCCTTACTTGCAATCCCGCGTGCATCAATGGCTTTCACTAAGCTGTCAGCCATCACTTCAGATTCATCAAAAAATGACTGGGCTCTCTCAGCCGTATCAGCAAGCTTACCTAACCTCTTAGAGTTCCTTGCCAGGAACCTAGCGATATCTTCGGGGGGAGCACCGACCAGAACCTCTTCCCAAAGGCCTCGCGCGGCATTTTCTTCCATCTGCGTCCTCAGCAAATCCGCTAGTGATTGACTGCCCTTTAGAACTCGCTGAAAATCCTTTAGTTCCTCTTTCGTCTTGCCAAGGTCTGCAATCGCATCTACATCGATGATGTTCTTTTTCTCTAATTCCTCCATCTCTCCTATCTTTTTCGCGATGTCTGCAACTGAATCTCTTAACCTTTTGACATCATCGCTAGCCCGAGTAACCTGACGGATCGCTGGCCTAATAGCGGACATCACCACGGGGACTTCCGAAGCATCAAATGGGAGAGTGCTTCGTACTTTCCTGCTAGTCTTCTCCCTGTTGTATAGCCTCCTTGCGACACTACGGATAAGTGCGTCGGAACCCCTGAGAGTCCTTGTTTGCTGCGCGAGCTTAGCCCTCTCCTTTTTAAGCTTATCTACTGCCTTCCTCTCGGCCTTCACCTTATCCGAGGCAGCCACATACGCAGTATTGTTGTTCGCTTGCTCTTTCGCAGTTATGCCAAGGTCGGACACGGCATTAGCGGCGCTGGCCCTCTTAGCCCCTATCAACCCTCCCTGAACACGAGCGTGCAGAACGACATTCGGATCAAGCCAATACGTCTCATCAAGCGTCTTGCCAGACCTTGCTGCAATATCAGACATCGCCTGATACGTATCGCCTATATCCCCGGAAAGACGCTCAGCCGTCCCTCCCGATCTAGCCAATCTGTCCGCGAACTTCGTTACTCGTGGGAAGTACGTGGCGTATGTCCCGTGTCTCTCAATTACCTCGCCCATCGCTATCTCAAATGTCCCAGTGCTATTATTGCGGAGGGACTTTTTTGTGATAACTGGCAGGGTGGAATCACCATCGAAGTCGAGTTTATCTAGCTTCTTACCAGACAGATCCTGAACTACCTCATCTAGCCCATCCATTATCTCTCCGAAGGTCTTTACACCTTCGTTGTGCTCGGGGTTCTTGAATACCGCTGACTCAAGGACTTCCTCCCCATTCACTACCTTCCAAGTGACATCCAAGTCATCGAGATCGACCATTCCCGGAGTTGAACCGTTCATTGCGGATCCGGTAAACAGGCCACCATCATTGGTTAGCTTCTGTTCCTCGAAAAAGAGTTTCCCATTTATAAATTGAGAAGAGGCGTTATCTGCCTCGCTCAGAGCATCAATGAGTCTGCCACGGGCTAGCGGGTTAGCAGTTAAATCGCCCAATGGCAAAGCCGCTAGTACAGAGGCGACCATCCCCCCGAGATGTGATTGGTTTTTAGCGCCTCCCAATGACATCTCATTGTGCAACAAGTCCGCAAACTGCACATCAACCGCGCCATTTTTATCGATAATACTCAGCTTCTGTCCCCTTGGGGCAGTTCCGAATATACCTTTAGGAAACTTCTTCTGCCCTTGCCTCAGCGCGATTAGGCCGATAGCGCCACCAATAAACGGTTCGGCTATCGATAGCGGGCCTGGCAGCTCAAGTTCTTCCGCTGCAACATTGGCTCCGTACCCAATAAGTGCTTCGCCTGCAAGCCTCTGGCCGAAGGTTCCCTGCACTGGTGAGTCAAGGACATTGGCAGCCAGTCCCCTAGCCCTCGATGTAACACTGCGTCTGCCGCTAGCTGGAATCGTCCCCCTAATCGTCTTCAGTGCCCCCTTTCCACCAAGTTTTGCCAATAAGAGATTGACTGGCGAAGTTACCTCATCCACTAGCCCTGCCGCTGTAGATCCCACAAGAGGGATCTTCCGAAGGCCTGTGAAAACCCCAGTCCCGAATCCGATGTCTTGGGCGATCCCCTCCCCGCCCTTAAGGAGCGTTCCAAACCCAAACCCACTCGTATCTGCGGTTGGGATTGTTCGCGACGGCGAGGGTCTTCCATAGACCGCCGGGCCGAACCCAGATGACTGGGCGACTCCGGGAGTGTAAAAGCCCGACGGCGTGATCTGCCGGTAGTCGCTAGTCATTAGAAGGTGCGCCGTCCACGGCGTTCACCCGTTCCTCCGAACTGTCGCATTACCGCTTGTTCAACATCAGCCAATGCCACATTTTGCGTTGCAAGGCCAGTGCGTAATTCCTCACGTTCATCGGTAGTAAGCCGCCCTAGTTGGCCTGGGGAAAATAGGTCAAACCCGAAACGTAGTGGGTTTGCCGCCTTTCCTGCGAACAAGTCCCTTACCGCAGGCGATCTGTACCTTGTAGACATCCCCTGCAAGGCGGATTGGGTAGTAGGCTTGCTCATATCAAAGCCGAACTGCTGATTACCGAACTTAACGGTTGACGGCATCTCCGCTAGGGTGGAGGGCAATGCCGGTGGGAATAGTCCGCCAAGCTCGGCGCGCCTAACTCCATACCTGCCGCCATAGCGAGCAGCATTTGCTCGATTCCTCGATATCATTTCAGGATTGAACCCGAGCTGGTCTTGGTTTAGAACCATCATCCCGCCATCGCTCAGCGGTACGGCTAGTTCAGCGCCGTTTTCACCAACAATTACTGGCCGCTGGGCAAACCCGCCACCTTTAAAGTTCCTCGTCGACTGGTTGCCGGTATTCATGGGATTGTCGCCCGGCTTTGGCTGAAGGCGTTGGTTGGCGGGGCTTCCATACCCGGTGTAATCCTGTTCAACAACCTGTTCCATGCCGGGGCCACGACCAAGTAAGCTTTGGATACCGGTGCCTAAGCCTGAAAAAAAGCCCGGCCCCGTGGGGCTTTGACCCTGAACACTCTTTGGAGATGACCCAGTGAAACTGGGATTAGCGGTATACCCCCCCCCACTACCGGCTGGCATATGATTTGGGCCGCTGGTCATGGGATTGTGGATGTTTCGGGGCTGATTTACGTTGCGATGACTTCCACCGTAGTCCTGCATCTGCGAGACTACTTCAGGCAAGGTTTCTAGGAATCCACGGTTAGGATGGCCCAAGCTCGGAAATATGGTTCCCTCAGTCCCAACAGGAGGGATTAAACTCCCAGTGTTGCCGGGGGTATCGCCGGGCTTATCAACATCCATCCACGGTGGAATGATAGGAGCTTGAGTTCCAGGCCACGGGTCAGGAAGCCCGTCGCCGGGGTTGTACGGGTCTGAGATATCCCCGAGATTTGGATCAGGATCTTCAAAGAACGGATCATCCGGTGTCCATTGTGGGCCGAGTTCGTCAATAACGATGCCGGGGTCTACGAAGACTGGAGCTGGGCTAGTCGTGCCACCCGGTGTGACACCGGGCTGCCCTCCCCCGCCGACTTCTGGGTTGAATCCCGGCGTCAGTGCCTCAATTACCCAATCCGGTACTTCGTCGTATGCTTCTTGTTCTAGCCCATCTAGCGCACCATCTATCAAACCATAGTCGCCGGGAAGCCCAGAGCCAAGGCCGGGGCCTGTAACTACAGGGCCTCCACCTCCGCCGCCACCTCCGCCGCCAGTAGGGATTCCGGCCGCAGGGGTTCCAGCAGCAGGGATTCCGCCAGCGGCTCCGCCAGCGGCTCCGCCTTCGGCGGCTCCGCCGCCGCCAGCTCCGGCATTAGCTCGGCCCCGTAGATCGATTTCCTTTTGAGCAAGTTCAGCATCAAACCCTTGCCCAAGGCTATCTAGGTACTTCGCATATTGGTTGTACTCGGAAGTGACCTGATTAATGAGATCAGCCTGAGTAACTTCACCGAATGGCGTTGCTTCCCCGCGACTGGCATATGCACGAGCTAGATAGTCTGCTGGATTAGCCAGAATCTCGCGCATCTGCTCTGAGGTATGCTGGCGCGCCTCATTGAGCTTCGCGGCAATCGCTGCACTGCCCTGCCGTGACTGCTCCTGTAGGGCTTGATTCTCTTGCAGCAGGGACAGGTCGAATTGTCGTTGATCTTCCCCAAAGGACAAATCAAACGTCCGCTGACCCTCACCGAAGGTCTTGTCGAACGTCCGCTTCCCTTCGGTCAAGTCCTCATTGAACTGTCGCTGGTCTTCGCCAAAGACTTGCTTGAATTGGCTTTTACTTTCTACAAACTTATCCTTGTTTAGCCCAAAGTTTTGACTAAATTGGTGCTTGTCATTGGCTAACGTGTCAAAGAACTGCTGATCATCTTGATTGAGCTTCGCCCCGAATTGATGGTCTTGCTGGGCGAGTTCCGTGAAGTCATAGTTGAGTCGGTTATCTACCTGCCTTGCGCTCTCAGCGCGATCTTCCGTGGCGATCTTATCTCGCCCTGCGATCCCAGCAATTGCCGCATGGTGGTTTGCAGCGATGCCACGATTCTGAGTTGCATCGCTCTGGTCTGCTTGCCTGGCACCCTCTGCTAAAACCTCTCCCTTGTATTCGTAATCCTTATCCAGAATTTGAATATCGGAGTAAGAACCAACCTTTCCTTCTGGAGCGAATCCCGTTGAGATCCCATCTTCCCCTAGTTGGGGGGTGAACTTATGGTAATCACCCTTATCATCCTGCCCAACCCAATAACTGTTTCCAGCATCATCCTTTCCAGCCGAAACATACGAATTTCCAGTCTTATTCTGGAAATCATTTTTATTCAGTTCCGAGATGTATGCCGCGCCATTACCTGTCTGCTTCGCAAGCTCTAGAGAATACGCACCCGTCGAGACGCCAGAGGCAACTCGCGCTAGACCGTCGGCTTGCCTGAAATTGCCGTTACTTCGCCTTAGTTCATCATAAAGTAAATCTGCATAGTTCTGGGCGGTCGCTTGATCTGGTGCAAACCCAGCACTAGAGCTTGAGTCTTTTGCAGCTATTTGATCGCCCATAGCCATAGCAACGTGCAGCTTCAACTCTGACGCGACACTTGGGTGAACCCCAGCCGGAAACGTGATCTCATCTGCAAGGGCTTGGGCAGCTCGCATGGACTCGGTTTGCCATGATTGAGTCCCAGTACCATCTTCTTTATCGTTATCGCCGCCAAATAGCCTTGATATCCCGTAGAGCGAAGTCGCGATCCCTGCACCTATGAAGGCTGCGGGTACCGCACCAACGCCCCCCACTACCGACCCAGCCACCGCCCCGAGAGCGGCTCCCTTCAGGGCCGCATCAGCGAAGTCTCCACCAGTTTCAACCTTCGATCCCTCGCCCGCCTTATTAGTTGCCCAATTGACTACATCGCCACCTAGAGCAAGCGCCCCCGCCCCGCCCAACAGACGTTTACTCGCCACTTTAGCTAGGGGAGCAATTCTATTTACAGGGCCAGCAACATTCATGACCCCTCCCCCGCTACCCAACGGAATAGTTGCGCTTCTGCCAGCCATATTCACTACATTGCCCAGCCCAGGAATATATTGTGCGGCCTTCGCCGCCGCAGTATTTAACCTCGGTGAGTTCGCAAGGGTAGTTCGCGCCGCCCCTGCAACCGCCTGCTGTGCAGAACTTACCCCCGGAACAAAACCGGCTACACGGTTAGCTACCTGGAGAGCCGGGCGAACCGCCAGTGGCGCTGTGGCAATCCCTGCTGCTCGTATGATGGGGGCGGCGAACCCCATGTCACCTTCAGGGACAGGGGCGCCGCCGATAGGTTGGCTGGGATTCCAAAATCCCTCCTGTTGCGGTAGTGGATCTCCGGTAATGGGATCGTGACCGAGCAAAGGGTTATTGGGGTCAAGGTGCGTCATTATTACGAGTCCAATTGAGACTTAGTGTCCGATATGATTCCCGGCATTGCTTCAATGATTGGTTGGGTAATTTCCTGCGAGTAGACACTCTGCTTGAGTCTGAGGGTATCTAAGTCAGCAGCAATTTCCGCGAATGACTTACTGCGTTCAACTGCTTCTACGGATTTACTGAAGGCGTTATTGACACGCTGCAGCAACATGGTTTCCCGCGCTGCTGTTCTAGCAGCACGACGGACAAGGCGTTCACGATAGTCAGTCATTAAAAGAACTGCCTTTCAGGGGCTTGCTGCATAGCCTGAGCCCTTGCCTCATTCATTACCGGGTCAACCGGCGTACCAGTCTCGTCAACCGTTGTCATCGCGTACTGATCGCCTGCGGTGAGTTGCGGTTGCCCCTCCACCGGAGGTGGGGGAGGCGGTGGTGGTGGGGTTGTTCTGGCAATGTTGGATTCCAGCGCCTGCCTAACGATAGCGCCGGGCTCACCAAGCCCAGCAAGAGCCATAAGAAGAGTGGCCTGCTGGATCGGGGATGAGCGAAGCATGTCTTCAACCGCGCGTTCTTCCTGCTCGAACGTCGGATCCTGCACGCCCATCTTGTCCATAGCAGTACGCTCAGACAGGCCCGGCATGATGCGATACAGGTCGCCCCAGAGACGGGCCTTGCGGGAATTGATTACCGAAGAATCGCTAGTTTCAAAGGTTACATTGTTGTAGTAGTACGACTTGATTTCGTTATTAGAGAGTGTAATTTCGCTTGGTGCGTACTCAAATGCCCCATATAGCGTCACGGGAGTCATCAGGACATGTTCGATGTCCATAAGCACCCATGAGTTGATTCTCTGGCAGGCCCGCTGTAGGGCTGAGATCGGGCCGCCCAGCTTAGTAGCTGCACTCCTAAAGAGTTGATCAGCTTCAGTAGCCGTATCAACCCCGACCATCGGAACGCCGCCCATAGAGCTTAATTTAGCTGCCTGATCAGCGTAATTGTTTACGCGCTGTAGGCCCTGCATAAGCGTTAGCGGCGCTTCGCCCCACTTCAAAATATCGACTTGCTGGTCAGGCCGGATGTTTAGGTGGGTGCCAGGGCCGAGCCTAAACTCCTTCTCACCGTCTTCAAGTTCATCCATATTGACGGTAATCAGAGCTGGGAACACATACATCCGCAGCCATGCCTCTAGCTCAGTCAGGTACCGAGCTTCAGAGATAAGGACAGAGCGAATAGGCTTGATAATCGAGATATAGCGGTCTTCCGGACGTGATTCAGCATCCACATCACCGAATCCGGGGTCAGCAATTACGTACGGGATGTACCCATCGTAGATTGGATCCTCTTCGGTAGAGATTGGGGATTCCCATGAGTAGGGGTTCTCTGCTTCATGTATCCGTTCCCCGTCAACCCACACAACAAACTCGCCAGCGTATGAACCGCTCGGCTTAGTCCACATTTCCACGTATTCAACTTCGTGTTGCTGATCTCCGTGTCCGTACTTCTCTTTAAGGTCTGGGTAACTCCGCAGTAGGCTCTCGATCCGCACTTTTGCGGATTCATAGACATATGCGGGATCCCACGGAGACGCTGGATCCTCGAAAACTGATTCAGAAGCGATCACTTCTAGCTTCCAAATGAACTTGGAGCGAGCGACCTTCTCCATCTGACGCTTAAATTTCCGTTTATCCGACTGAGTGGGGTCATCAGGAAGCGTTGGGATGTAATCAAAGTTGATTGTCTTTTTAAGAACCATCCGCCCGAGGATTAATTTACGAATAGCCCGTCGAAGGGGATCTCCGTATTCCTCATGGACACGAGCCCACCACATATCATGGAACTTGCGCTGCTTTTCCGCGATTCCTCGTGCCTCTTCCACGCTTCCGTTTACTGGACGTGGCGGGACATATGTTCGAGGCGATGAAAGGATATGGTCAGCAGCGTTGACAACTGCATTGTAGGCCGTGGGCGGGACGGTTGGCTGCAAGCCCTCATCAGCCCATTCATCTGGGATAATGTCGCCTGCGTAGTTCCCACGCACCATCTCCTGGTCGGTGTGGATCTCGTTCACCATGTTCTGATAGACGGAACTACGCAGATACTCGAATCGTTGGTGTTCGCTATCGGTCATTTGACACCCTGTAGGAACTTTTGGCGCTTCGCGCTTGGGAACTTGACGTATTTTCTGTCCGACACAAGTTTACGTGGCTGGCGCTGTTTAGCAAGCATAACCGCTAGTGCTGCGGCCATAACACAATCGTCAAAATATCCGGGTGGGGCGGAATACTGGATGTTCCCACCGGCCATTACCTTGCCTT